GCCACATAGAGGGCTTCTGGCATCCGCCGCTCTGCTTCTTGATGCATCATCCAGGTACTTCCGGTGTTGCCCAGCTGCTGTGGTCTCTCTGTTGCCCAGTTGAGGACGATCGCGTGTGCTACGCGTCGATCCAGCTCACTGGGACTGCCCCAAGGGCCAACAGGTAGACCTACGCCGCCGAGCCACCTCGGGATGTACCAGGGGATTCGCATCTTCTGCATGTCCTCCCTGTGCACAGACAGGAACAGTCGCATGACAGCGTCTTGCAGCTCAGGTGGTGCACTCTGCACAAGATTCGTTGCTCTTGACCCCAAGTTGTCTCTGGGGTTGTCCTGGTCGGCGAGACCGAAGGACCCTTGGCTACGCTTCAGGCCAAGGACGAGTCCCAAGTTGATGAATGGAACTCGGAAGAGACCGATTGTGCGGATCACCAGGTTACCATCAGGTCCGAAGCCGACCCTTTCCTTTGGGGGACTACGCCAGTAGCATCGAGAATTGATCTCGAGAAATTGCCGCGTGGCATAGGTCTTCCCAACGGACTCGATCAGGCCTCCGAACCTGGTGATTCTCTGCCAGAGTGGGTAGACCCAGCTCTTTGAACGCAGTGCTACATCGTCTCCGTTGATCAGTATTGGAGCCGCTCGCAGAGTCATCCTTCTCGACTCAGCGACCTCCATTGCCCAACGGGACATTGCTGCATTTGCGATGCAAAGTACAGGGAAACTCACTATGGACCCCATGAGCTGTCCTCGCTTTTGGCTGCGGAAGAGACCATCAGCACCAGTGTACCAGTGCTCCGTGAGGGCCGCCTTGAAGAGAAGCCTCTCGGCTTCACTGAGTTTCAACTCATCGCTGAGAGCATCTGCGATTTCTGTTGAGACCCAGCTGTGCAAGTTGTCCGTCGCCGCCTCGTAGTCACCTGATAGGTAGATGTCGTTCGGCTGGAACTCGGGTCCGATTCTATCGTTCACGAGTTCTTCGCTGTCCGGCTCTCCGATCAGGCTGAACGCAGGGTGGTGACGAAGAACGTTGTGCATCTTCTTCCATAGCGGTCGGAGCACGGTCTGCCTCAGCGGCGGCCCCTTGGTGATGACTCTGATCTTGAGTGCCTCCCTCAACGCCACTGGCTCTACCTGGTTCGTCTCGCGTAATGCGAGTCGTATCAGGCGGTGCCAGTACGTTGCATAGTTGGCTCTTAGCTTGGAGTCGTCTACCTTGGTGTGCTGCATTAGCAGTGGCTCGTGCCGTGTTTCTTCTTCTGCGTCAAGCTGTTCCTTCGCTTCCTCGACTGAGATTTGCATGCCACCTCCGGGTGTCCGAAGGCCTGCAAGCAGCGTTGGGTGTTCCAAGATCTCGCTGACGGCTCCGCCCTCCTTTCGGGAGCGGATGTAGTTGGCTGAGGTCGATGGAAAAGCGAGCCGGTACCTGTCGTCCATGGTGTAGGACTCAGCAGCGAAGAGTTCGTGAACTGTCCGGCGCAGTTGACCTTTCATGGTTGACTGCGTCAGACTGTTCTCGACCTCGTCGCTGATGTCCGCCCATCCTCTGACTAGTTTCGGCTCGTCCTCGCGCTGCTCTGCTGGTGTGG